TTTAAAGAAATGGACTAAACAGAAGTGGCGTACCAAGTCTGGTAAACCATCTACACAAGGTCCGAAAGCTACTGGTGAAAGGTATCTTCCTTCAGCAGCAATTAAGTCGCTTAGTTCCGCTGAGTATGCAGCTACAACTAAGGCAAAAAGAAAAGGCAGAAAAGCAGGGAAGCAACACGTAAAACAACCCAAGCGCATTGCAAGGAAGACCCGATCATATAGGAGAACGTAATTATGGCATTAACACCCTCAGAACAAAAAGCAATAAGATTAAAAAAATTAAAAGAAGACTATAAAAAAGCTAAAGAAAAAAATGAGAAAACAGGTTTTTTTGGTTCTAGAGTAACATCATTAAGAAGAAAAATAGAAAAGCTTGGTGGTACAGTTCCTGCTCCTAAACCTTCTAAACCTAAAAAACCAGTTTCAAAAGAAGAAAAAGAAAAAAGAGCAAACAAATCTTCTTTAGCAGGATTAACAACTAAAGGTAAAACACCTAAGAAAGCTGAAGCACCTAAGAAAGATAAAAAACCTAAAGTTAAAACAGTAGACACTAAGCCCAAAAAGAAAGATACTAATTCTAAAAAGAAAGAACCTAAAGGTGGTAAAGCTACTGTATCTCCAAATCAAAAATCTAGACAAACAAACTTACCTTTAGTTCAAGATATTGGTGGTGCTGATACTGGTAGTAAAGTAGCAGGGTTTAGAACTAAAACTGGCCCAAATGCTATGCTAGGTGAAACTATGAAAGACCCTAAAGAACCTAAAGGCGGTAGATCTGGTGTATCTCCAAATCAAAAATCTAGACAGGCAAGTTTACCAAAAGATAAAGACAGCTTTGGTGCAATGCTTGCTAGAGCTATGGGAGATAAACGATCTAAAGCACAGATGGTACGTGATCGGGAAATGAATGAGAAAGATGAAGAAGAAATGGGCCGTAACAAAGGCGGTGCTATTAAAAAGAAATATGGTATGAGAGCAGGTGGTTTCACCAAACGAGGTGGGATGTACAAGAAGGGTTATTAACATGACTGAAGCTAATGTTAAATTTATTAACCATAAGACGCAAAAAGAAATAAAAGGTAAAGAGTTAGAAACCTTACAAAAAAAATTAAATGCAAAACCTGAAAAAGAAGTAGAAGACAAATTTGATTTTTTTGGTATAAAGAAAAATAAAAAACAAAAAGCTTATGGTATGAGAGCAGGTGGTTTTACTAAGAGAGGTGGTATGTATTACTAATGACTGAGCAACAAGAAGCTTTTCTTAATGCTTTGTTTGGGGAAGCGCAAGGTAACTTCCGTAACGCTATGAACATTGCAGGTTATGCTCCAACAGAGTATCCTGCTAGACTCATTCGCCAAATGAAGAGTGAGATAATAGAGAGAGCAGAGAATATGTTAGCGGCTAATGCTCCTAAAGCTGTTCTATCTATGTCAGGCATACTAGATGATCCTAGTGCTTTAGGTAATAGAGATCGTTTAGCTGCTGCCAAAGAAATCCTAGACCGTACTGGTATAGTTAAAACAGAGAAGATCGAACATAAGGGCGTAGCTTCTGCTGTTGTGATATTGCCTCCCCTAGAGGAAGATGATGACACTCAAAAGGATTGATCATGCAAGTCGTAGAAAAATTAAAGCAATTGGTAAAATTCCATACGGATATGATTATCAAGTTGATGAAGGGAATGTGGCATGGTATATGCCTAATGAAGCAGTCCTTAGTAAATTTGATGAAGCGATTACTCAAATTCGTGAAGGTAATCACTCTGTACGAAAGGTGGCGGCGTGGTTAGAAAATGAGACTGGTAGAAAACTTTCTGCTACTAGGTTACACAAGTTGGCATGGACTGAAGAAGAGTTGGATGCTAGGAGAAAAACTCGCAGACGCAAATTATCTCCCAAGCAACGAAGAATCGAAGACCTTAAAAACACTGAGAAACAAACCCGAATCAAGGCAGATCAAGCGAAGAGACGATTAAGTAAAGAGTTAGACAATGGTAAGGAGCCAGAAGAATCTATAAACTTTACTGATTCTATAGAGAAAGAACCTGAAGTTGTTTTCAAGCCCAATCCTGGCCCTCAAACACAATTTCTTTCTGCTAATGAACGCGAAGTTTTCTATGGAGGTGCAAGAGGTGGTGGTAAAACTTACTCTCTTCTTATAGCTCCGTTAAGATACGTACATAAATCTGCTCATCGTGCATTACTTATAAGACGCTCGATGCCAGAACTAAGAGATGTTATATTCCAAACTCAGCAGATATATCGTAAGGCTGAACCAAAAGCTAAGTTTAAGAGTCAAGAGAATACGTGGTACTTTCCAAGTGGAGCTAGAATAGAATTTGGGTATTGCGAAAACTTACAAGATGTGTTAAGATATCAAGGACAGTCCTATTCATGGTTTGGTATAGATGAGCTACCACAATATGCTAATTCAGATATATGGCAGTTCTTAAAGTCATCGTTACGTACTACAGATCCTAGTATACCTTTGCATATGAGAGCTACAGGTAATCCAGGTAATATAGGATCAGCATGGGTTAAGAAGTTATTTATAGATCCTGCTGAACCAAACACTAGAATAACTGAGAAGATAGAGTATGAGCTAGATGGTAGAACACTGTCAAGCGAAATAACAAGAAAGTTTATAGCAGCATCAGTGTGGGATAATCCGTATCTTACACAAGATCAGAGTTATGTTGCTATGTTGGCATCATTACCAGAAGTCAAACGTAAACAGTTTTTATATGGTGATTGGGATGTAGTAGATGAAGGTGCATTCCCAGAGTTTAATAAAGAGATACATACGTGTGATAGTTTTGAGATACCTAATGGATGGACTAAGATAAGATCAGCAGACTTTGGTTATGCAGCGCACTCAGCAATATTATGGGGTGCAGTAGATTATGATGGATGTTTGTGGATATATAGAGAGTTGTATGTAAATCGTTTGACAGCAGATAAGTTAGGTCAGATGATTATGGAGGTAGAAGCTGATGATGGTAGAATACAGGATGCATTACTAGATAGTTCGTGTTGGGCTAAGAGGGGTGATGTAGGTCCATCAATAGCAGAGACTATGAATAGAGAAGGATGTAGATTTAGGCCATCAGACAGATCACCAGGATCTAGAGTAGCAGGTAAGATAGAGTTGCACAAAAGACTGATGATTGATGAAGATACTGGTGAGCCTAAGATAAAGATATTAAAGAATTGTAAGAACCTGATCAGTCAGATAGCAGCATTACCAGTGGATGCCAGAAACCCTGAAGATGTTGATACTAAGTCTGAAGATCATTTGTATGATGCACTAAGGTATATGATAATGTCTAGACCTACGAATATAAGAGTAGCGTATGAAAATACACCTAAACATCGTTACCAAGCATCGGATGCTACGTTTGGATATTAGATGTTTTGGGCATACGCTGGTATGATACTTGGATTAGTACTTATCATCGGTGTGTTTGTATATAGTCATTGGTATTGATATGAAAAAAACTAGAGATTACAAAAAAGAATATGCTAAGACACATGGCACTACTAAAGGTAAATTAGATAGAGCAGGTCGAAACAAAGCCAGAAAACTTGTACAACCCAAAAAAGGGATGGAAGTACATCACAAGAATGGTAATCCTAGAGACAATAGAAGATCAAACTTAAAAGTAATAACTAAGAAACGAAACAGAACCTTACAACCCAAAAGAAATAAAAGGAGTTAAAATGGTAGATGAAAACGAAATCTCTGCTCTTGACGATGCCAAGACAGATAAGAAGTATGATAATCTAGTTAGCTATGTTAAGTCTAGATTTGAAAGAGCAAAGACTAGTAGGTATTCAGATGAAGAAAGATGGGTTCAGGCATATAGAAACTATCGTGGATTGTATGGACCTGATGTTCAGTTTACCGAAACAGAAAAGTCTAGAGTATTTATTAAAGTAACTAAGACTAAAGTACTCGCTGCATATGGTCAGATTATAGATGTTCTATTTAGTCAGAATAGATTTCCTAT